CAAAAGGGTTTGTAGATTTCTCTGGATTGAAGTTATGTATGTATTGAACGCAGTTTTCAATCCCATCTGATATCATGTCCTCCCTAAACATATAGTTTACAAAGTTCGGTTTATACGACAAGTGCGTGGCGATCTTTACGAAACACTCACCAAGATAATTAGTAATACGAGGCTTCGGATCATCATTCTTTTCGGCTTCCTTAACGTCGGCCTTATACTGTACAATAGCGTATAAAAACTCTTTGTTATTAACGTAATGTTCAGATCGTTTTCTAGTTCGGGTTCCTTTTGCGGGCATTTTACATATAACCTCTTTAGTTGTTAATAGTGTACCATAAAATCAACCGCTTGACAAGTAACCAATTTGTGTGTAGGATAACTCTGCGGGGGTTCAAAGGGATGCTATTCAGCTTTATTTGAATCAGTATTATAGATACTCTCTAAGTACTCTCGGGCCTGATCAACAGATATTACATAACCCATTTTCTTAGTTACTTTTATCTTCTCAGAAGATCCGCCATTAAGATTAGAGAAAATAAACTTTTGATAATAAGTAACTACTTCAGAATCTTCTTTAGCTTCTACTACGGTAATAACTTTATCCATAGGAATAACAATGATACCTTCTGTAGGATTACTCCTCAACCATGGCATCATTCTTAATCCTTCATGGTGGCCATTCACATGAACTGTTTCGATTTCTACGGGGTCACTAATAATTAAAACCGTGCGACCATTTTCTTCAGACGGCATAACCTCTCCGAAGATTTCTTCGCCAGATATTAACTTTATAGACCCATAGAATTCTTCTTCCATATTATTTTAACCTTACTTGAGATAACTCATAATTAAAGTTTTCTTCGTTGTAGATTTTAATCCTCTCTACCAAATGATTCAGAGTATAATTCCGTTGAGAATTATATGTAATGTCGTCAGCAATATCATACAAGAGAGATTTTACTTTACCTTTTCCTTTCCTTAAGACTCTACCGATTGACTGGAGGTTTCTAATTCTGGACTTACTGGGGCTTGCGAACACGATATTGTGAAGACGCTTAATGTTAATACCAGTACTAAAAGTCCCATAGGACGCAACGATAATCGCATTGTTTTCCTGCTCCGTTATTTCTCTAATAGATTCACGTTCATCAGCATCCACGCCTCCGTGAACAAAAAAGACTTTACGCTCATCATGTGCAGAACTATTTATAGATTCATATAAGACTTCACCATGAGCTTCAACTCTGGCATACAATACCAATGTATTGCCTGTAAGGGATAGTGTTAGATTTTTAATAAAGTTGTTTCTTTTCTCGTGAGATATGATATAATTTATTTCTTCTCGATATTCATCAAATTGAACTGGTTCATGCTTCAATACAATAATCCGAATATCCAATTTAGATAAATGCCCTTTGTCGATAAGGTCTTTAGTTTTAGTTACTTTATATGATGGCCCAAACAATCCTTCTAGAACCCACTTGTGAGTCTGTGCTCCACTTAAAGTTCCAGTGAATCCATATCTATACTTAGTATCTCTAAGTTTGGACATAATTCCTATCAATGATTTAGATTTAAATTGATGTGCCTCATCTCCTATTATAACATCAAACTGACTAAACCATTTCCTATCCATCTTATAAATGGATTGCCAAGTCGATATAGTTACTCTTTGAGGAGTAGTTCTTTTCCTACCAGCATAAACACGATGACAGTATTTTTCGACATCCCAACCATACTCTATAAAATCCTTATACATTTGTTCTACGAGAGAAGTCGTGGGAACAACTAAGAGTATTCTCCTCTTTCTACCAACATGATATCTTGTTACAGCATAGATCATCAAGGATTTGCCTGATCCTGTAGGAGATATAATTAATCTTCTATTATATTTTAATGCATCATACACACCAGCCAACTGATAATCTCTTGGTTTAACAGTGGATATTGCACTCATATAATCCCTAACACCTTCCTTTGATATCTCATCATTCTGTTCAAAAGGAAGACCATAGTATTCACTATCTACAAACTTGATACTATATTCCGATTTCTTTGCCCAAGAAACAATCTTATCTAACAGTCCAACATAAACCTCACCCGTGGCAGTAGAAAATAAACGAATCTTTCCATCCCAATGTCTATTCCTATACTGAGGCATAAACTTGGCGCCAGGAACATTGAACGTAAAGAAGTCAGATAATTCCTGTTGAACATGAGGTGGCGCATCTACAGTGAGGTAGACCTCATTCTTCTTAACGATAGTAAGATCAGTCATAACCCCTCGTAAATCTCTGCCATTCAATGGCATTCTTTATTTGGTATGTTCTGTTCAATATAACTTTTAGAATACTCTCAAGGTAATCTAGCATTATCTGGTAGTAATCTATCTTAGCTACACACTTTATCAGATCATCATCTGCATCAAAATACTTATCTAGGTCTGCCTTCATGACCTTATGGTCAAAAGGTTTATCTACATATACCTGTGGATCTGACTTACCTGAGTAATATTGCCACTTTTCTTTTCTTAAAACTTTAAATCTAGTCTCCTGAGCCTTCTTAAGGGTTAGGATATTATTGTATATTTTATAGTACTTTGCGTGTAAGGCAGGTATCTTTGTTGATTCTGAGTGTAGAAGTTCATTATCAATTACAGAATCCTTATCCCAAAGTTCTTGTATAAATTCAAGGTTCATTACCTATTAAACTCTCCACATTAAAAATAGTATATTTAAAAGAGGCTGTCGCCATAATATAATTTATATCAGTTGCATCAGCTGTAAATGGAACTGGAGTAAGAGATGCAGGAAATAGATCCTTAAAACTTACCTTGGCAACTGCATTGAAACTACTATTATACACTATAAGTGTACCATCTGACGTATCACCCATGATGAGATCATCATCATTTTGTTGATTTATGGGTATAGATTCTGCCAAAGATTCGGGAAATCCGAGAGATCTCATCCATCTTTCTATCTGCAGATAGTTTTCTAAATTTTCATCAATGAAAAATTCAATATCTAGATCACCATAATCCAGTTTGTCCCCAGGCACAGGAATATCTTTCAAGTAAGTTGTCTGAATAGACACTCCTAGATTTATATTTGGAATACTAACAGACTGTGAAAAGAAGTCTACCTTTGGTGCCTTAGCCAAAGTAAACTTAAATCCTGCAGGGGATAGAAAGTTCCTGTTCGCAATTTGTTTAGAGAAGGCACTTGGGTTGGCCATGGGCTTTTACCTTTATTTATCTTGGAATTCTGGGTCTTCACAATTTGGATTAATACTTTCAATCATTGAACCACCTACATCAGATCCTGCATCCATGCCCATCATCGTAGCAGCCCCAGCAAGAACCCAACCAACGAAGGGAATCCCAGTGAGAGCAGGGGCCACAGCAGCACCAACACTAGCACCGACCATTTTTCCTGTTGACTTTCCACCACCGATTGCCTCGATGCAGGCGACATTCTTTGGGTCTTGTTGTCCTCCCACGGGATTAACCAAGTTTTTAGTCCCAATACTCGTTGCTGGATATGATTTCCTTTCCGTAATGGTGTTGTTACCCAATCCCAGAAACCCAGCTTTCTTCTTTATATCCCGTTCCACATGAGACATCTTAGGATCATTAGCACGATACTCAATCCTATAACCATCTTTACCTGCTTCTACTTTATAAGAAGTATAAGAACCTACTGGTACGTTTACTACAGGGAACTTACTTTGTCTAGAGATCATCCCAATCATACCGATATGACTAAGACCTAATACCGCCCCTAAACTTATGGTAAACCACTTATTCATAATCATAACATGAGTCATAATATATAGGCATAAAAAAAGAGCCCCCATCGGGGCCCCAATATTCTGGTTCTCTTGGATCTATTCTGGGATCCCACCAGAAGAATCCGAGTTGATGCAACCTAACATGCATCAGTGGTTTTTTTAATTCCATTTTTTCTCCAATAAAAAAGGGTGGCAGAGCCACCCTTTGAATCGATATG